TCCGATCTGGGAGAGAGAGAGAATCGTCGTCCAACTCCTCAATTCTTCTATGAAGTGATTTAATGTCATTCGTTAAATGTTTATTTTTTTGATTGAGATCATTAATTTCATCAATCAAAAGAATAAAGGTATCTTCTTGACTTTGGAGATCGGAAAGTTGTTGTCCCAAATCAGACATAGCTTTCTCCACCTCAACAAGTTTATCCGAGAGAAGCGTGATCTTCTCCTGTTTAAAATGCTCCTCAATTGATTGCCCACATGTCGGGCACGAATCATTCTGCTGAAAGAATACCTTTTCTTTGTTATGTAATTTTTGTTTTGATGTAATTTTATTTCTGAGCGAATCAACCTTAGTGATCGTTGCCTTAATTTTCTTTGTGTCTGAAATGGCAAATGTCTTTTTGTTGATTGCCTCGTCGTTATTGATGATTTCTGTTTCATGATTTAATGCTTCAATTAGCAAAGTTTCCTTTCGTTTTTCTTTTTCTACAATATCTTCTTTATTCTTTTTTTCTAGGTCAAGCATAAAATTCTTTTGCATATCAATTTTTTCTTTGATAAGCGATAAATTATATTCGTGATCTTTTAATTCATCATTAATAATTTTAAATTTTTCTTTTAAGTTGACATTCATTGTTGAAAAAATTTGAATGTCAAGAATATCTTCAATGATTTCTCTGCGAGCCGACAAAGACAAACGCATGAAAGGAATAAAAGTTGATGACCCCAGCAATACAATTTGAGTAAATGATTTATAATTCATTTTCAAAATAGTCTGCTCAAAATGTTTCTGTTGATCTACAACAGAAGCGTCTTGATTTAATGTTTCGCCATTTTGATAAATTTCAAACTTCGCTGGTTTTATGCCACGCACCACTTTGTATTTATTATTACCGACATCAAATTCTAACTCAGTTACGCAATCAGTTTGATTAATTGAATTAAGTAATTGAGGCTTATTAATTTTTCTAAATGGTTTGGCAAACAAAGCAAAAGTGAGAGCATCTAGAATGGTGCTTTTACCAGCTCCATTTGCTCCCACAATAATTGTGCTTTTTTCTTTTGTTAATTCAACTTCAGTAAATTGATTCCCCGTTGAGAGAAAGTTTTTCCATTTAATCGTCTTGAAAATTATCATGTATTTGTAGGAGGTATTATAAAATCGTTAGGAGTAACTATAGTGTAACAGTACCCTTTATTCTCGCATATTTTTGATGCTATGTCAATGTCTGTTTCGTTAATTTCTAATTCGGGTAAGTTAGTATCAGTATCGTTATCAATAAGCAATCCTAAATATCGCTCAGCATCCTCTTCTTCTTCAAAAAATAAAATGACATGTTCTCCATCTTCTGATATCACAGAATAAACTCCTTCTGGATGATCCTGCAAGCAGATTAAAAACATTCATACTACCTCACAACTTTCAATATATAGTGTCTTCATCAGGTTTTTGAGTTTATCTTTATTGACGGTTAACTCTACTTCATCAATATATTCATTAAGAAGAGTTAACGTATCTTTAACTTCAAGGTTTTCTTCGGTATCTTCAGTAGTATCGTTAACTAAAGTTTCTATAATCTTTACATCATGAGGTTGTTGAGAAAAGATTGTATCAACAAATTTTTCAAATGCTAGATAATCTTTTTTACTATCTACTATAATCTTGACAAAAGAATTTTTACAGATACTGGTATCGAAGCTGAGATGAGAATCAGTAGAATCATTGTAATAGATTTTCTGGAAAATCTCATAAGGGTTCTTGACCCGCTTGAGTTTATTTGTTTTTGGTTCATAGAGATGAAATCCTCGCTCGTCTTTATAATCATTCCAAAACATCTGATAAGGATTACCCAAGTAAGTGATATTACCTTTGGATGATTTATGATGAAAGTGACCTGAAAATACTTGTTTAAATTTAGAGAAGATTTCTGGTTTCATACCACCTTCGTGTTTCATACCAGAATTTACTTCAAATCCATCCAACTCCAAATGACCCATCACAATCTCAGCACCAGTATCTTCAAGATGCCTTAAGGCATCATCATGGTTGTTTGAGTTGATCCAAGGCAACATGAGAATTTTAGTGCCGTCTATCATCACTGTCTCTGGTTCAGCATAGATCATGATGTTATTAAAATCTTTGAGTAGAAGCTCTGGTGAATTAATCTCATTTGTATTCTTATAATAGACACAATGATTACCAAGTATCATATGAACAACGATACCCATATCTTCAAGACGCTCAAAGTAGTTACGACGCACACGATTCCACACACTAAAATCAATGCCCTTGCGATTATCAAACGTATCCCCAAGATCAATGATTGTTTTGATGTTATGTTTTTCGAGAGTTGGAAAGAAAACATCATCATAAAACTTTTGGAAGTATTCCCAAAAATTGACACTACCTTTTCTTCCATCGAGATGCTGGTCGGTAATCAAAGCTACTGTCATCGTTTAGATCTCATTTCAAGAGTTTCCTTAATACTATTCATATCTGATGATATACCATTATATCCTATCATATCACCAGTGTGACTGTCCATATGTAAAACTTCATCAAACCCAGATCTTTCTAATATCTTTGATTTGATTTCTAGTTGTTTCTTTTCTTTTGAAATACGACGCAAGAAAGCAAAGTAAATAATTTGTGTGAAATAAGCAAACGGATTAGTAGATTTTCCTGGATCAAAGTTATGAATATATTGAAGACAATTTTCTATGCCATCACATATCATATCTTCTCTAAACATATAATTAACAAAGTTTGGTTTATATGATAAATGAGTAGCAATCTTTAAAAAACACTCTCCAATATAATGAGGTACTCGTGGTTTACCTTCCCAATTCTTTGACCTATCTTGTTTGTCTGGATACCTGTCATTCTTTTCAAAGAAATCTTGCTCCACCATTTTACGATAGACCATTAAAGAATCTAAAAAATCTCTGTTGTTGACGTAGTTTTCAGTTTTTCTTTTTGCCATTTAAATTAATTCTTTACCTGTATTGTAACATAGAATCATAAATTTATCAAGTGGCTTGACAGACCTAGCAAATTGCTGTATAATTAACGATGTGGAGTTTCAAAGGTGTTTAGCTTCTATTATAAAGATCTTCAAGTACTCTACGAGCTTCTTTGATTGATGCTAAATATCCTCTTTGATCCTTAACATCAACTTTCGTAGAGTAATCATTGTCATTTTCTTTTAACAAATATTTTATATAAAACTTTTCTATCTTAGAATCTAATTGAGTTATAGTAAGAATATGATCTTTTTTTATTATAAACATCTCATCATAAGTTGCCGATATCCAACTTTCAAAAGTAAAGCCTTTTGCGTTTCCACCTTTGCTTCTTAAGTCTATAGTATTTACTTTACGAGGATTTTCAATTATTAATACATCTTCATCTGCATCGTAAGAAACTTTTGCTACTATCTCTTCACCTGACATTAATTTTATTGATGCATAAAATTCTTCTTCCATGATTACCTTATGTTAATTTTTATAATTTCATACTTGAAGTTTTCTTCTTTATAAATGTTGATTCTTTCGTCTAAATGTTTTAACGTATAATTTTTATGAGGTTTTTCAGATATATCATCAGCAATATCATAAAGAGTAGCTATCTCTTTTCCTTCTCCTTTACGCAATACTCTACCAATAGACTGTAAATTTCTTACTCTTGACTTTGATGGAGAAGCAAATACAATATTGTGTAATCTTTTAATATTAATACCAGTGCTGAATGTGCCGTAAGAAGCAATAATAATAGCATCAGTTTCTTGCTCTGTGATACTCCTAATTCTTTCTCTTTCCTCTGTATCCACTCCACCATAAACAAAGAAAACTTTTCTTTCTTTACTTACGCTACTATTTATCTTGTCATATAAAGGCATTCCATGACGCTCAACATAATTAAATAAGACTAATGTATTTCCTTTTAAATCTCTTACTAAATTTTTAATTAAATTATTACGTTTTTGATTATCTATTAAATAATCAATTTCTTCTTGATAAGTAAAAAACATTTGTGATTCATGTTTTAATAAAAGAATTTTGATTTGAAACTCGGATAAATGTCCTTCTTTAATTAACTTATCTGTTTTTGTAACTTGTGCACAAGGACCAAATAATCCTTCAAGCACCCACTTGTGTGTAGCAGATCCATCAAGTGTACCAGTAAAACCAAATCTATATTTTGCTTCGTGTAGTTTTGTCATAATACTAATTAAAGATTTTGATTTGAATAGGTGCGCCTCATCTCCTATTACGCATTGAAAATCATCAAAATATCTTTTAGGAAATTTATAGATTGATTGCCATGTAGAAATAATTACTTCTTTATCTGTATTCTTATCTTTACCACCATATACTTTTTTACAATGCGCTTCTACATCCCAACCATAATCATCAAAGTCAGAATACATTTGCTCAACTAAAGATGTTGTCGGCACAATAATTAAAATACGTTTGTGATTAGCAATATAATATCGCACCAAAGAATAAATCATTAATGACTTACCAGACGCTGTTGGGGATAACAAAAGTTTTCTATTATTTTTTAAAGCTTCGTAAACTGCTTTATATTGATAGTCTCTTGGTTTATGTTTTACACAAATTTTATCCATAAAATATTTTACGCCTTCCAAAGATACTAATTCATCTTTTTCATCAACGCTACCGTAAAATTTATTGTCTTCAAAACATAAATCATAATTTTTAAAAGATGCCCATTCTCTTAGATGATCTGCCAATCCACAATATAATTCTCCATTGCCAGGAGAATATAATCTTACTTTCCCATCCCACATTTTATTTCTGTAAAGTGGCATAAATTTAGCATTAGGAACATCAAACATAAAGTAGTCTGACAATTCCATATGTATTCCAGGGTCTGCAGAAATTTGTAAAAAGACTTCGTTTTTCTTTTTAACTACAATTTTATCCATTAGTTACCGTTGATGAATTTTTCCCATTCGATGGCATTTTTGATTTGAAAAGACCTGTTTGATATCATTTTAAGAATATTATCTAAGAAGAATAAAGCTTTGTTGATAAACTCAATTTTCATTTCTATAATAATTAAATCTTCATCTGCCTCTAGATAAACTCTCATTTTCTCTGATGTCTTAATAGATTGTCCAAAAGGTTTTTCTTTGTATATCTCTGGGTCTGCTTCTCCTTGATAGTATTCTCGTTTTTCTTTTAACTTTATACGATACTGAAATTCCATTGCCGTTTTTTCTGTTGAGAAATCTGTATAAAAATTTAAGTATTTGTTGTGTTGATATGGAATATCTAAAGAAATCTGTGCTAGGTCTGCTGAGTATTGTTTGTTTTTAAATTCAAAGTCTATGTGTGAGTCTGTTTCCCATTCTGATTTAACATGATTAAAAAGTGTTTTCAAATGATCAAATTTCATATTTTTATATTACGTTTATTTCTAATTTCAAAAGAAGTATATTTAAATGATGCTTCAGCAGTAAAATATTCTACATCTGTATCAGATACATCAAATCTAACATCAGATAAAGATATTGGAAAAAGATTTTCATAAGAAACATATGCAGCAATATTAAAATTACTTGTTGTGATTTCTAATCTTCCTCCAGAATATTCTGCTTCTGAATTACTATGCTCTTCGTATAACCCATTTTTCTTAATCCAATTTTGAATAGTCATATAATTTTTTAATTCTTCATCGATAATAAATGTTAAATTTAAATCACCAGTTTGTATTCCTCCAGAAGCGGCGATAGGAAAACTTCTAAACCTTGTTGGCACTTCAGTATATGGTAATGTTATGTCAGGAATATTTGCTCGTTGACAGAAAAAATCTACGCCTGCAAATAAATCTAATTCCATTTTAAATCCTACTGGAGCAAGAAAATTTCTATTTTTAGGTTGCTCCGAATACCACTTAGTCTGTCCCATAATCTTTTATTATTATTTATTCGCATAAAAAAAGACCCCCTTTCGGGAGTCTTTGAAACCAACAAACTGAATCAGTTGATGTTGGTGATTTGTACTCTTCTGTAGTACTGGTTTGAATTTGCATTCATTGTCTCGCCTGTAGGAGCAGATCCAAAAGCACCGTCAACGGTAACGAATGGGTTAGCAACCATGCCATAGCGAGTCTTGAATCCGATCTTAGGCTGGAAGGTGTCCTGAC